ATCAACAGGAGTAACCATTACCTTCGGCTTACCCTTACCGCCAGTTGAGAAAGGATCACGAAGCCCAGGTATATAACCATGTTCTTCAGCCTGGCCTTTAATACGAACTAACTGAATGTTAGGTGCATTTCCTGCAGTACCAAAGTCCATAATAGTTAACCTACGTGATTCCCAAACACCACCTTCAGGATGAGGAAGCTTATTTCTTACCTCATTATCGTAATCAGGAATATGAATAAATTCAAACTGAATACCATTTATATCAGCTACGCTAATATACTGAGGTTTGTTATAAGAAGCCTTAGATCCACTAGTAAGAGCATTTACCCTGTTATATGTGATAGCAGCTGCACCAGCATATGCTTCAATAGCAGCAGATACCATAGCCAATCCATATTCACCAGTACCAATTACAAAACGCCTACGGTCTTCAGGAAGTTTACCAACTGACAAACCAAGAGCGTATTTAACAAGACTTTCTATGTTAAAAGTATTGTAATAAAACAGGTTAGAAGGAGCAATTTGTTCCCTGAGACCAAGACCTGCCTTGATTTCATAACCTGAAGTACCAAACTGAGCATAAGTTCCGTCTTCTCTCCTATTCGATGTTCCATAGAATAAAAGCCTAGCTTTTTCCCTACGGAAAGCTTTCATAAATTCCCAATCCAGTTTATTGATCCAGCTAGTGTGTTTCACACCATCTTGATCCATAAATGTAAATGCAAGCGGGTTGTTGACGCCCTTCATAATCATATTACCGGGGACAACATGCTTTTTACGAATCATAGAGAGCCTATTGCTCATCTTGAACGGAGAAGTAAAGCTAATGTCAGAAGCATCCTTCGAAAGAGTCTGCTCACTAATTGAGTATTCAACACTCCACAGAGTACCAGCAGCTAATTCATCATAAGGAATAAATGCATTCGGATTACCAGTAAAGAGCTCACACTCATACAGCCATCCTGTACCATATTGTTCAGCCTCTTTCCTGATACGTACTTTGTACAGGTCAGGCTTCATACCAACAATGATATGAGTTACAAAAAACATCTTCTCAGGGAACAGCATGTAAAACACTTCACCATTCTTACCAATCTGTGGTGTAGCAACAGTCACAGCGGTAAGAGCAGCAGATGCATTCTTCACATAAGCTGAAACAAGAGGAATATTCTTTTCGTCAGATCCTTGCAGCATCCATTCGTACTCTCTATCATCTTCTATTTCATGTGTAGGATATTTATTGAGCAACGTCAACATATCGTCCGGAAGGTTAACTTCATATAACCTTTCGATATACTGAGATATCTGAATGGGCTTCTCCTGAAAGAGAGCACCTAGGTTATTTTCAGTAACCAAGCCAGAGAAATCCTTAGGTTCATAAACTTGATTTGGAAAAACTTTCATTGTTATATATATTTAAAAATGTTTATTTAATGTTAAATGTTTTTGTTATACTATTGATAAACTTATCTGTATGTTTTTTATCTGGCCTATCTTGTACTGTTCCATCGGTTGATCTATCTAACCTTGTTGCTGCATCTTCAAATTCTTTAATAGAATCTTTTTTACCTTTCTCTACCAATTTACTAAAATCTTTAAACCCTTTTGTTATTTCAAATAAATAATGTAATTTAATTTCAAAATCAATAGGATTCTCCATTCTAGCTGCAACTATTCTATTAACAGGATTGCCATTCATATCTTTTCCAACAGGTGTCGTTAGCGACTTAACTAAATCAGATTTTACTTTACTATTAACTTTCATTCCAGGAATTATTTCATCCATGTCCTGTATTTTTTTGTTAAGTTCTGCTAACTCTTTTTGTGCCTGCTGTTGCGCTCTTTGCTGCGCCGCCTTAGCTTCTTCGATTGATTCTTCTTTCTCTTTAGTAATCAGATCTTTTAATTCACTTGTTGCAGAAAGGGCCTCACTTTCTAATTCTCCACTATCCTCATAGTATTGAATCATATTTTTAATCTTTTTCTCTGAAAACTTACTTGTCTTTTTTAAATAAGTTTCCACCATTTTCTTTTGAAGATCTACATCCTCTTTTATAGTATCTTCTGAAATTTTTTCAACTTCTACTTCTATTCTATCTATTTCAAGAAGCTTATCCAAAGGTACACCTTCTTCATAGTTGTTAATGAGATTTTTAACTCTATCTGGTAAACTATCTTTATAATATTCAACAGCCCCAATAATCTCTTCAACCATAGCCTGCTTTAAACCATCTGCAGTACCATCAAAACTCTCAAGATCCATATTAGGAAGGATGCCCTCCTCTTTTAAAAGCTTTGCATACGGAGTTAATGGAGAAGAACTTTGCTTTTCTTTAGAATCAGAGGAGGGCTCTTCTTCCTTATCTTCTTCTGTTTCTTCTTCTTCCGTATCTTCCTGTTCAGAATCTTCTTCTAGATCTATCAGATCTTTATCATCTTCGAGCTCTTTATCGGGCTCTTCTTTTTCAGTTCTTTGTTCAAACGCTCCTGGGATCAAACTAGCCCCATCGTCTACTCCGTCTACCTCAATAGGACTATCTCCAATAAGAGATCCTAAATCAGTTGTAAATATATTCTTCTCCATAACTTAAATTATTATACAAAATTACAAAATTCTATTATTACATCCAAATTTTCAGCCATTTGACTGACTAATATATAAACTTTAGTTATACATTTTCTAAGATTTAATCTTAGATTAACGTGGTACAGGTGATGTTAAATTAGCTCTTTTTTCTTTTGGATAAATATTTTTTCTATCTCTAGTATAAGAACTTCCACAATTATTACAACGATATGCTCTATATTTCCCAGAATTAGTTGTATAATAACCATCAGGAACTAAATCATCGCTACCACATACTGTACAAACTTTATCATCTGATTCCATATATACTCCAACATTAGGGTGACCTTTTATCCAAGGTCTCATTTTCAAATACACTTTTTCCAATAATTCCACATCTCCACGATTATATTCTTCCATTTTTCTGAGAGCCTCATCGTCACCATTTTTACATCGTTTCCACAGATCAAACCCAGTTTCCATTTTTTCACCAAGCCCAAATACTCTTCCAAGAGCATTTAAACTATTATGGCTAAACCCAAATTGTCTTTGTGCTACTTTTAATGTATCAATTGTTCTATAAGGTCTGGTAGGTGATAACCCATTGACTAAAAACCTAGTATTTAAATTTGGAATATCAAACATATCTCCATTATGGGCTATTACAATATCAGCTTCATCTAATAAACCCCATATTCCTGCTACAATCCTACTATCATCTTCTCTAATGGCTTCATCCCCTGTTAATCTCATAGATATTAATTTACTGTCCCCAAGCCATTTCCCAGACCACGACAACATATACCACCTAGATATTACATTATCGTCACTAACTCTAGCTTTCCATACTTGTGTTTGCCAAACATATGCTTCTAAAGGAGTTGTTTCAATATCAAATACTAATACTTTAACCTTTCTTTTAATAGTTTCTCTAGCTATATCTTTAGCTGTATATATAGTTTCTCTTGTTGTTTGCCTGCCCCCATTTCTAGTATATAAGGACGGGACTTCATTAAGTCAACTATAGCCTCTAATGTCATTTGCTTACAGTATTTTGTTTTCTAACTTTTTCTTTATTATTTCTTTCAGTTTCTTGTTCACTAGCTTTATTGTGACGCTTAGTTTCTTCTAATTGTTTTTCTTGAAGAGCCACTTTAGCTTCATGCTCTTTCATTTTTAAAGCAAGATCATTTTGCCCATTTGAATTTTCAAGTTTTAATAACTCTATTTGATAATCCATATCTATCTCATATTTTTTAAGTTGTCTATCTTTTTCTTTATCTTCAAGCTGCATTTGTATCATTCTTTCTTGATTTTCCATTTTAGCTTGTTCTAATTGTTCTGCTTGTTGAGCACGAAGTTCTTCGTCTTCTTCTAATAAATGAGACATTTCTGCAATACTTTCTGATTTCATAACATTAAGAAGAACTGATGCAGAAGATCCATTTTGAACAAATGATTGAGCAAGAGATTCAAAGGTTTGACGAATACGAGCATCTTCAGATGAAGTATTTACAAATACATCTAAATCAGCATTTGCTATATCATCTCCATTTATATCAAGCAACATTCTTGAAGTATCATCTAATATAAAGTCAGCTTTAAGATTTTTACCTCTATACACTTGTTTGGCTACATCTACACAAGCCTGTAACACTCTACGCTTAGTATCTTCATGAAATACAAACCATTTTTCTGTAGTATGCGAAGACTGAGTAATAGCTCTTTCTACACCACCTACTGTTTCACGATTGTCAATTTGACCTTCTCTTTGTTTAGTTATCCCAGCTATAGTACCAAGTTGCTGCTCAATATAATTAAGCATTGCTATATTCTGTTGAATAAACTGTCCTATTTCCGGAGATATAGCTTTATTTGTTGTATTAAAGTTACCTGCTAATTTTCCTTGAGCTTGCCCCTTCTTACCTTCATTAAATGGATCTACAATCATGTATCCAAGAATATGTAAATAGTACATCCATTTGTCAAGATCCCAATCATCAGGAATCTTAGACATATCTAATTCTATAATGGGACCACCAAACCTGGCAACTAATAATTCCAGTCTTCTCATATAAACATTATATGCAAACTGAAATGGTGCCATTCTAGTCATCATAGAAACTCCACAGTCAGTACCTATGTACCC